GCCAGTGGCACCCTTGGTGGTGTTAAGAGGATTGTAAGCGAAGGCGCGAATCTTTTCCTTGATCTCAGGAGAGACGTAAAGATCAGTCAAGCCAGTGCTATATGGATCAGCAGGAGTACCACCAGCCCAGGACTCATTGATTCTCTTGACGCGGGTCATGAGCTTGTTGAGATCGTCGAGCTTGAATTGGGTAAGAGTACCAGCCTCAGTATAGTGCTTGAGAGCAGATCCGCCAGCAGGAGTGGTTGAAGCCTCTCCAAGGGCCTTGAGCATAACTGCCCAAGCATTGCGCTCTTGCTTAATTAGAACTTCTTGAGACATACGCTCAACCAACTTAGCGATGATGTCCAAGCGAGCTTGGCGAGCATATCTCTTATTGATTGAAACGGCGCTATCAAGACGATAGGTAGCGATCTTTAGCTCTTGAATAGCAGAAACATCTTGAGCAGAAGGCAAGCCACCAGCAAGAGTTTGAGACCAAACGCTAACATAGCCGTTGTTTAACTCTTGGTAATAGAGATCAAGAGGATAGCTGGGGGAATCATTCTCGTCGAATGGAGCATCAGTATAAATCTGAGAGGCTGTTCCAGCTTGCAAAATGACTCTTTGAATAACAGGTCCGAGGAAAGCGGCAAAAGCTTCAGAAGCTTCAGCAGCAACCAATCTGTTCTTAGAGCCAAGAGCTTTAATTAGCTCAACTTGCTCAGGTGTATTTTTAAGTTTAATTCTCATGTTAATCCTTTAATTATAGGGCCAATTTAACGAGGGTTTCGCCGTTAGTATCAGCAGCTCCGAGGAACTTACCAATGGCAACGTTAGCAATACCAGCAGATCCGGTAGAAGCAGTGATTTGTCCTGTTCCACCAGCGTAAGCGGTTCCACCAGCAGAAGGAGTTCCAAGAACGCCTTGTACCAAGAAAATACCACGGGTAACTACTGGAACAGCTTGTCCAGGAATTACAGCTTGCATTTCGGCAGCTTTACGGGGCTTGTACTTGAGGAGCTCGCCGTTTTCGTCAGCGTCTCTTACGTCGTAAAGCATCATGCCAATTGGGGTCTCGCCAGTTGTGCTGACAACAACTTTAGCGGTGACTCCATAACGTTGAGAAACAACGTTACCTGGGGCGAGCGTACCAGCGCTGCCGATGAACTCTAGTCCACCGCCAAGCTCGACGCCTGAATCATAGTTTTTCCAACCGGTAGCAATCTTTACCAAGGATCCCTTGGTAATATTGATCGAACCAGCGGACAAACCAGTTGTATCGTATGAGAACAGATTCAATACATCGTGTTCATCATAATCTCTAAAAGGTCTTAATTTATAAGCCATATTTTATCCTTATGTTGTATTATGTTTTTTTATCCGACTACGAATTCGTCGTAGTCAAAAGCTTTTTTGTATTTGTTAAAGAGTGAATCTTCAGAGGCTGTAGAAGTAGCAGGAATAACTGCTGTTTTCTTTTCGCCATTAGCGGCAGCTTGGTCGATTACTTCTGTAACGGAAGCATTCGCAGACTCTTTCTTCTCTTCTGTCATTTCTTTCTTTTCGCCCTTTTTCTTGTTTTTCATGAAGACGGCCATCTTATTCTTGTAAGCGGCAAAAGCGTCATCATCCAAACCGGCGATATCAGAAGCTAGAACTTGTCTTGTATCAGCATCTAAATCATATTCAGCATCAAAGGCATTCATTCTCTCATTGAACTTTTCATTAGCCAAAATAGCTTGCTTCTCAGCTTCGACAGCTTCGAGAGAAGCTTTTAGAGCAGCAATTTCCTTTTGGAGAGCCTCTTGTCCGGCAGCTAAAGTATCATACTTTTCTGTGGCGGCCTTGAGCGATTGTTCGACAGAAGCTTTTTCAGCAGCAAATTTTTCTGATGCTACCTTTAGCTCTTGTTCAATAAGATCTGAAATTTGAGAAGCCGTAGCTTGCTTCAAACTTTCATCTGTGATATCTTTGCTGAAGCTTCTGATTTTAGTGTAGCTATACCTTTAACATCGGCGGCTGGGGTTTCTGTCAGACCAATACCAAGTGGTACAACATTTCCAATAACTTTTCTATAAACAGATTTTGTTTTGTCTACTTTACCAGAACCACCAAAGGCTTTGAGATTATTTTTAATAGACTCTATTTGGCTTGCGTCTGAAATAAGCGCGCCATCTTCAATATTCTTTGATTCACCATCAATCATTACTACATTATAATCATTAAATCCAAGCTCCCAGCTTGCGCTTACTGATTGATATTTATCGCTAGTAGCATCGCTAGATTCTTCGATCTTGTCAGCTAAATGAGGATTAGCAATTTTCCAAATTACACCACCGAGAGTGATATTAAATGGTCCTTTCAAGTCTTTGACTTGCTCCTCTGAAAGAGAGATATCTGACCCAAATTCACTAAACCCGGCAGTTAAAATCACACCAACAATTTTTTCTCTATTGTGTTCAATATTTATTGGTTTATTAATAAAATCTTTGTAAGAAGCAATGGCTGTATCAGTGTCAATCACATCGCCATTCTTATTTACTCTATTTACTACAGCAGCATTAAAAGCGACAGGCAATAAATCAACATTTTTTTCAGTGTTGACATTAGGAATAAAATTCCCAACTTGCATTAAAGACGCTAATGCTAAATATTTGTCCTTCTCTTCTGAAACCAATGGCTTTAGAACAGAACTAAATGTTGTAGTATAATTGTAAGTCATAATTAAATTTCGTACCATTTTTCAGAACTAGAATACTCATCTAAATAAAGCTCATCTGCGTTTTCGAAATCAAAATCTCCAATTGATTCCATGTCTAAAAGAGCTTGAGCTACATCTTGCTCTTCTGGCTCCCAAGAATCTGATATATCTATAAAGTCTGCGGATCCTTTAGCAACATCTTGATCAGCTTTTCTGTAAGCATCCTTTACTTTGCCGCCAGACATCATTCTCAAAAACATATTTACTCTTGCCATAGCCCACTGCCCTCTGGTTTTGCCGGGTCTGTGGGAAGAGCTAAAAGCTCCAGCGCCTCTTCTGTAAACTTTCTTTAACTGAGCTAGAGTAACTTTTCTAGAATGCTTTGCATTATGCTCTTTAACTTTATTTTTTAGAGCTTCAATTACTTTATTAGAAAAAGAAATAGCATCAGAACCTTTTTCTCCAGCAGAGCCGGGTTTGTTTTTAGAAGAACCTTGTTTTCTTTCTGATGGTTTAGCTGGTGTTTGAGCGGAGCTTTTAGGTCCGGGTCTTTTCGCTTCTATTTCTACGTCTAATTGGCCTGCCTTACTCCTAATAACCTCTCCTTCGGCAATTGAATCGTCTTTATCAATTAGGCCGATGTCTTTTTTTGTGAAATCAACGAAAAAACCTGCCGATTCAGGCTTTTTGTTCAGATTTCCATTTTCTATTTCTAGATTCATTTTAAAGTAACGTTAAATATTACACTTTTTCCTCAGATATTTGACTAATATTTAATATAGCCGCAGAAAAAACATCAACTCCATGCTCCTCTGATATTTCTAGAAGTTTAGAAATTTTCTCTGGGTTATCTTGCTTCTCGCCTTCGCAATATGCTTTTATAGAATAATCCCAGTTGGTTTTTTCTTCATTAATTATAATATTTTGAGCTATTTGTTCTGCTATAGATTTTTGCTCAAGATTCAAATTTTTCTTTTTGTGCTTTTTCTTTAAAAAGTCTTCTACTTTAGCCGATAACATTTCATACTCTTTAAAAGTTTGCGAAATACCTTTCATGGAATAAGAAGCAATAGCTGGAGCTTTTTTATTGCCACCAGTCGGCGAAACTTTCTTGGAAGTTTGGGGTGATCCAGTCCCTGGAGGCCTGCCCGTTGATAAGCCTCCTGCTGCACCAGCACCAGTAGCTACTGGAGCGTATAAACCTTCGTCTTTCAAAGTCTTAAATTTTCTTTGAGACTCTATTGATTCTTCTGGATCTGGAAGTCTACCGGTCTCGATAGCCTGCAAGCCTTCTTCTGGAGTCAAAACTCCAAGTTGGACCAATTGAGCGCTTACTCTATTCCATACTGAAGAGTCTCTTATGTCAATCTCTTCAAAATGAGGCGTAGGGAAATTTTTAAACCCTAAATTTTTGCAAAGTCTCTTTACCTCTGGAATTAAAAAGTCATTAAGGAAAGCTTGTCTTCCTTGTTCTAATCTTTGCATAAAAATATTAACCTTTATGCTTGTACTAGAAAACTTTTCATCGCCAATAAGAATATTATTTAAACCTTGTTGGATATCTGTATTTACTACCTCGTATTTTTTGGGATCCAAAATACTAGCGATATCAGGAATAATAAATTGAGCTTTTGTAGTAAAGTCAGAAACAAGAACTTTTCCTACAGATTGATTTTGGAAAAGAGTTTGCATGGCTTCAATATTTTTTTGATTAATATTTAAAGCGCCGCTCTTCAACTCTGATCCCATGGTAATTAAAAGAACAGCTTGTTGAGTTGTTCTTGTCAAGGCCATGTCCATTTTTTTCATTTCTTGCTTCCAGTTAATGTCTTCCAAAACTGGAAAGCCCATAGGAACAGAGAATGGTTCGTAATCTTGCTTTTTATAGAATACAGCAGACACTTGCTCTGTATCCAAAGGAATTGTAATATAAGCTCCTGCACCAGAAAGTACTTTTTTTTGTAAATTTAATCTATTTTTTTCATTTAAACTCTTTAAGACTTCTCTGTCTTCATCTGTCGTTGGATTGCGAAGTCTTTGAAGCTCATAATCTGTCAAAATTTTATAGTAATTGCCTCCAACAAATGATATATTCCCGCCATATTGAATGTCCGCTGGATTTAAAATCATGTACTTAGATGGTAGCTCTAACTTTTGAGCGGCCAAGCTTTCTGATCCAAATACCTGAGTGATTTTAGAGATATCATTTTGCGCTACCTTATAATCAAATCTATAAATAAAAACGTTGCCAGAACGATAATATTCTCTAAAGAATTTATCAACAAAGTTATCCATGTTGATCTTTTTAAATAAAGCATTTAGAAAATCTCTTGCCTTTTTATTGCCTCCAGTAAAATAAATTTTGCTGCAAGAAAACTCTGTCATCAAATCAATAACATTTCTGAACGACGAAAAGTTATAATAAGCCTTTTGGCACAAGATCACGGCGTCTCTTATGTTCAAGCTGCTTTTATTCTGTAAATTATGAGAATATTTAAATGGCACTAGACCATAATCAATATTGTAGAATCTATCTGTTCTTTCGATATCTCCAGCCAAATTTCTACGAGCCTGCACTGGGGAGTTTTCTGTGCTCGCCGCATAAGCAGTCATCATTGGTTTGATCTCTTGAATTTTTGGTTTTCTCATGTTATAAAATCATTAAGTAGTTGCCGCTCCTAAAAAGGGATCCAACAGGAAGCCCGCCAGTCTGAGTTTGATTTGGTAAATTTTGCATCAGAACGTATCCAGATAATCCACTAAGAGTTATAGAAGTTCTATTCGAATGCCCCAAGATTAAAGTATAATCATCAAATAATTCAATCATTGGTAAACCAGCAGAATCTGTAACAGCCCACAAAGAGGCATTAGCTCCAGTTTCATAATAACTAACAAATGTCCCAGCATTTCCTGCTATAGAAACAACTCCAGAAGAAGCAATCACAGAAATAGAAGTCGGAGTTGAAGTTCCGCTTATATTTATTCTTTGCGCGGTTATGGGAGAATTAAATGTTTTGTTACCAGTGAAACCAAAAGCGCCACTTGCCATGCCGCTAACTGTCGTAGCATTTGATTGAGCTATTATTTGATTATATAATAAACCAGAAGTTGTATCTGTGTAAGATTTTAAATATCCACTCGCCGTGTCCACCTTCGCGCTGACAACTCCGCTTGAGCCAGTAACGGAAGCATATAAATTACCGCTTACTGAAACCGTATATCCACTTAAAGAAGTTATTTGACCGCTTAAATAACTTCCGGAGTTAGATAATCTGGTAGATAAAACGCCACTGACTGCATCTGTATAAGCATTCGCAGCAATTCCAGAGTTTAATATTTTAGTATTTAATACTCCAGAAACAGAATTGATAGAAGAATTTAGAGTCCCTGTAGCAGAAGTTAGAACTGTTTGGTCAACGTATCCAGACGGATTAGTAGACAATGGATAATAATTCTCATCGGCTACTTCTATAATAAAGCCAGAGAATTCCACCTGATCTACCTGCTTTTTCCTAATCAAATTGGCCATGCTAATATAAAGTTACACTAAAACATTACTGGAGTAAACGTAAATGTATTATTTTCTACAGTCTGCTTCATAATATCGTTATAACATTTGACGCCCCAATTAGCCAACATAAATGCTGAATAGTTATCTTTTCTGGCTCTTGTAGCAGAAGATCCGCGTTTTAAGTGTTGAGGCAAATCAAAATTTTGCATACCTCTAGAAGTAGTAGTATATTCTACCAATGCGCATTGCTTTTTCGTTTGATAAATAAAGTCATCTTGATTTTCAATGAAGTCTAGGTTTGTCCAATCTGATTTATCGCCAATAAATATTAAATCTTTTGGCAAAGTAGTCCCAATCACGTTGTCAAAGAATTTATCATTAGAACAAACTCTAGAAGCAAATAATACTTTTTTATAATCAATACATGCTTGCAAATATTCGTTGCCTTTTCTAATAAAGCTAGAAGTAAATACTTGATTAAATGCTATTCTGCCATCCGATAAGTTATAACTCATCTTGGCTTTTCTTAATTCGGCTTCTAATTCAGTTCCTTCTGCGTCTGAATTGAATTCTACAGTTTTTATATTTATTTTAGCTGCTTTGAATATTTCTGATTGATTGCAAGTATCTATAAAAATATCTGCGCCAGCATTATCTAACGTTATACTCACTACGTCAAAGTGAGTCATAATATAACAAAAATATTTAACGTGATTATTTAAATTTCCTAATCCAGCATAAGTATGGACCAATATTCCAATGCCGGTTTCTTCGTCCAGCTCCATTACAGCTATGGCAAAATAGTCAGCGTTTGGCGAATCGCTCATGTTGGGGTCTATACCGACTATATATTTTTTACCAGGAGTTCCTTTTGCCAAAGTGTGAGGATACTCATCTTTCAAAGTACACTCTTCCATTTTCTTTGCGCTAAAATAGCTATCAGATCCATCAGTAAATTGCGCACAATATTCTCTAAGGAACGCTGAATGAGAAGTGCCACCACTTTGAGCTTCTTCGATAATAGTTTTATCTATCATTTCTGGCGGGAGAGCTTCATACCCTAATTGAGAAACAAAATAAGTAGAATCTTCTTTTTCTGGGGATGTGATTTTATTTATCCACTCTTGATACGTCTTATATAAATTTTCAAATGTGTAGCTTGCAGAAGAAAGAGCTATCATTTTAGAATTATTAGTGAAAACCATTCGGTCTTCTTCTTTCATTTTGCCTTCCTTGATTAGCAAGTCTTCCATTTCGCGCACATCAATACGTCTTTTCATGTCTTGAGGCGCGACAAGGAATGGCATCAATACATTTTTGATAATCTCTTCTGGCAGTAGAAGGAACTCGTCAAGCACAAGAATATTGGCGCGAAAACCGCGAATCTTTTCGCCGCTTAGAGGAATAGCTCTAATAGATCCACCATTAATATCCCATTCATAAAGATCGTTTCTTTTGCTCTTAGCCCCAAAGGCTTGGAATAATAATTCTGCGCCTTTATTCTCAGCCATTTTTTCAATATTATTAAATATAGCTCTAGCTGTTCTGAATGTTGGCCCAGCAATAAGAATTTTAGTGTTAGGCTCAAATACACATTGCAATACACAATAGACACTGGCGATAAATGATTTCGCGCAACCACGGCCCCATACGCACATAGAGAAGTTTCTATTGAACATCCCTTTCAAAGTAATCTCTTGGTAGGCCGAGAGCTTTATTCCTGTTAATAAATATGTAGTGAAGTAAAGATTCTGGCGCAAAAACTTGCACAAAGTGATCTTAGCTTCTTTATCTTCTAGCTCTCCTTGTAGTTGCCGGAAGATTTCATTATAATTCTCTGTTTCTTTTTTATATTTAGGTGTTTCGTGCCACATATTAGAGCAGATTTAAATCGTACATTAATTGTAAGTCATATTTTTTATATTCTCCATTACTAAAAAATATTCTTTTCATTACTCTTACGCATTCTTCTCTGCCATCAACAAACAAAAATTGAACATTAGAGTATTTTTGAATTAACTCTCTTACGTTAAAGAACACAAACTCTGGAGTGACTTTGATTTTCTTTGATACATAATTAAGATACTGAAAGCTTAAACACTCTTGCAAAGGTCGCTCGACTAATACAATTAGATTAGCTTCTGCGGCTATTGATCTTTCTATTTCGCGGCAGAATCTTTCATATCCGCCGCTCATTGTGCCAATAAAATCAGAGATTGATTTTCTTTCAATGTAGCATTTATTTTCAGGGTCATTAATGGCGTAGTCTCCGAATTTTAAACCCTTAACTTCTGTAGGATAATCAATTACAAGAGGCATCTGTTCTCTAGTATCAATAAATATTTTAAATCCTTGTTTTATTTCGCATTTTAATTCTTCTTTTGGATATTGGTATTTGTTCTTAAAACCAACTTCACCACAAAGCTTATAATAATCAGAGAAAAGACTGTGATAATAAGGAATGGGAGGGCTAGTAATAGAGCGAAGCTCCACTTCAGTAGGCGCATAAATTAAATTATGTTTTTCTTTTCTTTGAGATAGGAGTTTTCTTAAATATTCTTTTTGAATGGTTAAATCTTGTAGCTTTAGCCATTTTTTCATGGAGATTTTATTATTAAAATCATTTGAGAAGTAATAGTCCTTGTTTTTAAAGTTTATTAATTCTCCAGTGAGTAAATCATATCTTGGCTCATGAGTTTGGTAGTATTCTACCATTCTCAATTTGTGAGACTTGAGATGCCCATGAAAAGCTTTGTCTGTTTCGAATTCTAAATTGCAAATTTTACATTTAACCATCTAATACTTCCTCCTCAGTCAAACCAAAAATTCTGGCTTTAACGTCATCCATAGATGATAAGCGCCCGACTTCTGCTTTTAAAATTTCTCTTCTCATATCAGCCATTTTTATCATTTCTTTTCTGGTTTCTTCATCTTTCCACATTTGAACTAGATTAAGAATAGAGGCATTTTCTTTTACTTGATTGGAAAGTCTTTCGCTACGCTTTACTTTTAAGTCATTAAGGAGTTTTTGCTGGCGAGTTACGCATTGATTGTATTCTGTGCGAGCAGAAGTAACTGCTTCGATTAATGGCATCGGAATTCTATTGCCAGCGGAGACTTCATTATCAATTTGCTCTTGAAGAGTTTGGATTGTGCGCTGAATATTCGCAGAGATTACAACTTCTGTAGATAATATGATATATTGATCTACTTCTTCTTGCGTCAAATCTCCTTTATCATATGCGTATCTAATAAAACTACTCTCGAATAATTCTCTGTCTTCATTTGTGACATATGTTCCAATCTGGTGGCCGAATCTAAATGTGTGAAGATAAGATATTAGAGAAGTTAGATCTTTTTTTTGCCTTGCTGTAAGCTTATCCTTGTCTAAACCGTTAAGAACATATTTATTTACTCTAACTAAAGCTCTCTCAAGGTTTTTGGGTGGTTTATATTCGCCTTGGTCGTCTTCTCTGTCTGAAGTATTCGCTTGTATATTTTTAGGAAGAGTGTCAAGATATTCTTGGACGCTTCTTGCCTCTATGGAAAGATTTGTTAAACCATAATTATTAAAAAGTTCTCTAGCTAAGTCTACTGCCGTCATCATAGCGGCATTATTAACAATATAGTCTTTCTGATCTTGAGTAAAATCTATTCTGTCTTTTGGAGTGTATTCGCTTTTAGTTTTGACTTTGAGTTCTCTAGAAGCTAAGAAATTTTTCACGGCCTTACCCTGTTTGCTTCTGCCATCTACATTTGGAATGTCTGGGAAAGCTATCTGGGTAAGCTCTTGCAAACTCGGAGGATTGTCTTTTCTGTCGTTCCAAGTTTTAATTATAATATCTTTTTGCTCTTGAGTTAAGTCTATGTCATTCATACGTCTACTTCTCCATTAGCGAGGCTGTCTTTTGCTTTTTTTATTATAGATTTTTGTATATTACGAAGCTGTTTGTTGTAGGTCGTTTTGGCTTTTTTATCGTATTTAAAATTTAAATATTTGCAAACATATTCCTCGGTTTTATTTTGAATATATAATAAATCATACACTTTCCACTCTATCGGTTTTAAAACCTTTTTCATTCTTTCGTGTAAATTGGCCGCTGCTTTTTGTATATTGTATTCTGGAGTTGTTTGATTATTTATTTCGTAGGAATGGTCTTCTACAGATACAGTCATTTTTAAATCGTAAGCATTTTTCTTTGTTTTTAGCCAATTACTAAACATCGGGCATCCTTTGTCTTGCTTACCATATATTTTGCACTCATTTTCTCCTACCGCAGCAGCACATTTTAAACATGGGCGTGCATAATTACCATAATTATTTCTAATTAAGTTTTTAATCTGATTGGATATTATTCTATTTATCCAAGGAAGGATCGGTTTGCGCTCATCATAAAGGCCCCATTTTTTGTATATATGGAATCTAATAATTTGAGATACATCCTCAAAGTCAATCCAATTAAGCGCGGATAATGTCCATTTGTTTTTTCTCTTTACTATTTCCGTGTTAATTAAGTTGATATAATTTTCGAACTTTAATTTATTCTTCTTCATTCATGGTTTGCCGAGAAGGGTAATATCCTGCTTCTCGTTTAAAATCTTCTAACGCCTGTTCTTTGCTGATCCTTGGGGCGCTAAAAGTTGGTTCGTCTGCACTTTGACCATTGTGTGTTCCCATTAAATTGTTTAATTTTACTCCTCTTTGAGGTTTTATATCTATATCAAAATCTAGCTTGGAGATATCTGGCACTCTTTCTGCAGTAATTTCTTCTTCTGGTTCTTGTTGTGTAATTCTAGGGGTAGTCTTTACTGTTTTTTGTATGAAAGAGGAAGCAATAATAAAACTAGAGCCGCAGCCAGAACAAAACTTTGGTTTATCAAAGGAATATTCTGTTGCGTTGCCACATTTTTGACAATAGATCTTCATATTAAGAATTATACACTATATGCCTAAAAAAACCACTAAAAGTTTTAAATTTAAAACAGATAAAGGCATAGAATATTCTGTAAGCAAAATAAAAATCCCGGCTAAAGATAAAGCTGAAGGATTGTGCGACTCTCCAGAGAATGAATCTCCTCAAATATTTATAGAAAACTCTCTCTTGCCGCGAAGAGAAATGGCTGTTACTATTGAAGAGTTCGCTCATGCTTTCTTTTGGGATAAATCAGAGAAGAATGTTCGCAAATTTGCGGCAGTTTTAACAAAATATTTATACGCGAACGGTTGGAGAAAAGGTCTTTAGTTTTTTGACTATAAATTTTACTAGATCACTTCTCTTGATGTCGTCTTCGGTGAATTGGAAAGAATAGATTCCCTTTTCTTGGCTTTCTTGGTCGCTGAAAATAGATTGAAGTTTGTCAAAGCCACCAGATTTACCATTGCCCAAGTCTGATTGGTCAGGATCAGCGAGAATAAAACACTTACTGAACTCTCCAACTCTTGTCATTAAGGTTACAATTTCCTTTTGGGTGCAATTTTGAGCTTCATCAAGGATAATAGCCTTACAGTTCCAACTCATGCCGCGCACGAATGATAAAGGATGGCTTTGAATTCTTCCTTGGTTGTTTAGGGCTTCAATATATTGTCTTGATAGCAATTCTTCTAACTTGTCAGCGAATGGTAGATTGTAGTATTTAAGCTTTTCATCTGCATCTCCGGGCAGGTATCCAATTTTGCTGTCGCTGCTCTCTACTGGAGATCTAATATACATTATGTCACTAACTTTTTTGTCTTTTATTAATTGGAGGGCGCAGTAGATGCTCAACAACGTCTTAGAAGACCCGGCGGGGCCGCTAATAAACATCATTTTTACATCCTTATTCAGGGCAATATCAATGAAGGCTTTTTGTTTGTCTGTCCAGTTTAGTTCTCTTATCTTTAGCTCTTCCTTAAACTTATCGCGCTGAAGGATTTTCGGTGACTTATCTTGTTTTGACATTAAAGGTATTATATAAGAAAAACAAAAAACCCCTAAGTTTTTCAACCTAGGGGTAAATTTAATTTATTTATTAGTTATTAGAAGGTCCAGCGCAAACCACCAGCACCAACTACCTCGCCGTCCAATTCCTTGCGGGCAAAGTTAAAATTAGCAACATCAAAGTCATTCTTGATGTAAGTGGCCTCGGCAAATACAGTTAGATGCTCAAATAGAGTCTTGCTGATTCCAATCTTAGCAATAGCATTAGCAGAATCGCTGAGCTTAATGTACTCCAAAGCAGGAGTAACAGTGAACCAACCAAATACGCTGGTTGGGCGCTCAATGCCGACGCCATATCCATATTGATCTAGATTAATGTCATATACGCCCTTGGCATAAGGAGTAAAGAACTTGTTCTGTAGAGCAACCTTGATATTTGCTTCTGTGGAATTTGGGATATTTGGGTCGCCAGCTTGGTGACGAATTACTGAGCCGTCCGTACGCAAGGTCACGCCTTCGAATACTTCAAAGCCCTTTCCTACATTGAAAGCCCAGTGGCTTTCATCGAGATTCTCGCTAACTGGGAGAATTGTTCCAGACACCCCTACATCAATGCCATAGTATGTTGAACCAAGACCAACTCCTGCAAAAGGAGTAGCCTTAGTACGAGACAAGCCGTTCACAAGGTACGTTGAGGTGTACCCGGCCTCAAAAGAGGCGCGAACCGGGGCATTTTGGGCAAAGGCCGCTGTAGTTAGTGTTGCAATTAATAGTGCTAGTTTTAAGAATTTATTCATAGCATATTATTGTTACACCTATATGAGATTTTGTCAAGAAAAAAAAAGACCCTTAGAGAGAAAAAGCCCCGGGTAGATTTTGTTTTTGTTATTTTTGTTATGCGGCCTATGGCCTCCCATATAAGTAAATTAAGGATAAATAAAGGATAAAGAGGGGAAGAGTTTTGTTTTTTTTGTTTTGTATCTTAAAAGACCCATAAGAAAGAAATGCCTCTGGGATTTTTTTATTTTGATTTATTAGAAGAATAAAATTGAATAGGGGAGAATGAAAAAAG